CTTCCAAGTGCTGGATGCTCGGCGTATTCGGGAGTTACGTTGAACTGCTGTACCTGATGACCAAGGTAAGTCGTAGTTTATCAAAAGATTAGCCTGGGGTAAATCCACCCCGTAGCCACCAGCATCAGTAGAAATAAGTACCCTAACTTCTTTAGAGGTTTGAAAAAGAACTTTAGATTCTTCTTTTTCCTTAGAATTCATCAATCCTGAGTAAAGTGTGTTACCTATCTTCTTTTTGTTAAGAGCAGATTCTATGATAGGTAGCATACCTAGGTAGCAAGTAAAAACAACAACTTTAGCGTTTTCATCGCTATCTAAGTGGTCTTCTATGTACGATAGCAAAGTCTCTAGTTTGGGTGACTTAGTTGGTTTATCTAAGCGTCCTTCTTCAGATAACCCTAAAAGGTACTCAGAACCTTCTCCGTCTTTTGCAGCGGCTTTTGTAGCACTGTTGCGCAACAAATCTGGGTGGTCGCACAGCATCCTCATAGCGGTTATCTTGCTCATAATTCTTCCACGCATTTCATCTGCAGGGTTTCCTGGTTGAAATCTTCCTCCATAGTGCGCTTCTAAAGAAAAAGAACCCCCAAACAACTCTTGGGCGTTTATTAAATCGCTACGGAGTTCGGTAGCAATAATGTTGTATAACTCTTTGTTTGCTTTATCAAAACCAATTACGTCTGGTTCTAAATGAATTGTTTCTGGTAAATAAGGTGCTACATCTGGGTCTTTCTGTGTTTTACGTACTGATACTTGTTTCATCTTTTGATGAAATATAGGGAGATTGCGGTAACGCTGAACTCCACCAAAATGGTTTCTTACAATAAACGTTTGGTCAAACAAATCAAAACGACCAAGCACAGAATCATCAACAAATTGCATAATGCTGTACAACTCTTCTGGTCTTCCGTTTTCAATTGGGGTTCCAGTCAATGCAAATCTAATTGGAATACTTCTAGAAAGTTTCTTTACAACTTTAGACCGTTGTGACTTAAACCCTTTAATAGCAGTGGCTTCATCGCACACGATTGCGCCCCACTCGTAGTCTTTAATAATGTCCCAGTCAGCAACAACGGTCTCATAGTTTGCAATAATGTAACCAGTATGTTGTTCCCATTCCATGTCTCGCATCCAACGAATTGTTCTAGTTGCTTTAGAGCCATCAACCACAGAAGCGTAGTCATCTGAAAATTTGTTTATTTCTTTTTGCCACTGGTACTTTAAACTAGACAACGCAATAACAAGGGTTGGTTTAGTAAGTGTTCCTTCTTCTTTTAATTTTTCTAACGCAGCAATTGTCATGCAAGTTTTTCCCAAACCCATCTCGTATGCAACAAGCATCTTCCTACGAGCAACCATTCGGTCTACAGCCTCTGGCTGATATGGAAATAAAGTTCCTTTAAACATTTCGATAATCAATTGGGGTTGGCGCTGTGGCTAAACTTTTACAGAGAGAACATTCCATATCTAACATGTACAAAGATATCTCTCCATCTTCAAACATTGCTTGAACGGTCCACAAAGTAGAACCACAAATGCAAACATGAAGTGGATTATCTTTGTCTCGTAAGTCCATCATAAGTATGCTGCCTTGCCCCAGACTCTATCTTTTGCGGTCTCTAAACCTATAGCAATCTCTGCCTCTGTCATGTCCCCAACGTCTTTAACATCTATTCCTTCATAGTTAAAAAACTTTAAGTCCATACCGTATTTACGTGAAAAACCCATCATCTGCTCGCAGGCTTTCTTGCCTGCCTGGTCATTGTCGAATGCCGCAATCACTACAGGCACACGGCGCATAATCTTTGCTTGGTCCTCACTGAGGATTGCTCCGTATGTGGAGATAGCGTTATGCCCTAAACCAGTAAGACGGACTGCGTCTAATGGGGACTCAACCACAATTAGTGGGCGTTCCTCGTCCATGCACTCAATTCCAAAAACTGTTTTAGATTTTTTGACTCCTGCTGGTTGATTCTTAAAGAACCTACCTCTTGCGCCCTTTTCTTGCCATCCCCACAACTTAGATGTTTCTGGGTCACGAATAGTTGTAATCCACGATTCGTTCTTTATGTCCCATAACACTTGATGTGTAGTAACTGCATCCCTCTTCAAGAAACGTTTTTTAAGTTCTGCTTCAGGCGGTTCTGTAAACACAGCAAGACGAGCCTCGCTCATCTCAAGCACTTCTTCTGCGTAGGGCATGTACTGTGGCAATTCTCTGATACGCCTTAACAGTACATCCACAGGCAGGGTTTCACTTGCGTCAATATAATCTTTGGCATCAAAATAGTCCATACCTTTGACATCAGCAACAAGTGTGTAAATGTTTCCCTTGTAACCACAAGAAAAACAAAAGTGAACTCCAGTAGTGGTGTTAACCCACCAATCTGGTTTATGGTCTTCTTGCCCAGTACGTGCTTTGTGCATTGGGCATAGACCTTGTACTTCATCACCACGTTGAGCGGTAAGGGAAATGTCTAAAGAAAGTAATACTCTTTCAACATCAATCATTATCTAGGTCGCTCCAGTTAGAGCAGAACTCACACTTCATCATCTCTTCTTCATCGTGGAAACAACCAGTAGACCAACGCCATGTAAGGGGCGTTTCTGTTGGCCCACAGTTACGAGATGCAACAACCTTTAGCAAACGAATTTTTTCGTCTTCTTCAACTGGTTCTAGACCCAAGATAACATCTGAGTCTTGGAAAAATGATGATGAGTAACCAATAGAATCAGCAGTAACTTTTCCAGCACGCATTTTCCACAACAATGTCTGTGTAGTAATAATGATGGGAAGGTCAATACGCTGGGCTAAACGCTTCATAGCACGAGTAATGTTAGTGATGGCTTGAGGTGTGTTCATCTCACCAGTTAATTCATCCATCATCAAATACACACCGTCTACAAACACAATGTCTGGCTTCATCTGTTCAATCTTGGCTGCAAGTGCTGAGACTGTAATTCCGTTTACTGCGTCAACCAAGTGAAATGGCTGTGTTGTCTCCATGTGGTTAAGCATTGCAACGTAACGGTCATCTTCTCGTGGCTTCAACTTACCTCGGCGCAAACGACCATGGTCAATGTGTGCCCGCATAGCGTCGTGACGCTGTTGTTGCTCGTGGTTGTTCATTTCAAATGATTGAAACATTGGGGTTTTACCCAACTTATGAACGTTGATTGCCATCTGCAGTGCAACCTGTGACTTACCAGTTTTAGGTGGTGCAATGATGGTAATCAACTGACCACCTTGCAAACCTGCAGTTGCTTCATCAATCTTTGAAAACCCTGTTGGAATACCTAGGAACTCTTCATTCTTAAGGGATAAGTATTGGTCGTAACGTTCTTGAGTGTTCTTACTAAGGTCAATCTCACGAGTACCAAGTATGCCTTGCTCGTTGACTTTGGTAATCGTTGCTTCCATAGCAAGGAGTGCTGCATCGTGGTTGTTCTCTTGTAACTGCTCAACGGCAGTTTCTAAACCTTGTCGAGTCAACATACGGCGGCGGAAATCCACCATCGTGTCTAAGAGATAATCAATGGTGTCTTCTACATCAAGAATTTTGTAATTAGGGTAATGGTCTTTAACGGTTGTACCTGTTGGTACTTCGTTGTATTCGGTGTAGTGCTTGCGTAAAAACTGCCACACCTTACGGTTGTCATCATCTAGAAACCAGACGTCACCAACACCACGCTGTAGTACAGGAGTAATCTCTCGGTCTTTTATGACCTTACTGACTAGGCGGTGTTCGTTATCTGCTGACAATTATTTCCACCGTTCTCCGCAAGACTGGCATTGTAAATATGAATTACCGTTAACCCAAATGCGTTGCACGTCGTGTGCGTGACACATTGGGCAATTGGTGTTTGCTATGTTTCCCATTTTGGCCCTCCCTCAAGGACTAGATGTTGCCTATTTCTACACCCGCAGACCCATATCTTGCAACTTTATCTGGCGTGTCTATAACCGCTTTTAAATTCGGTCTGTAGGGTAACAACCCTACCACTTCATCACGGTTCTCATAAAGTTGCCAATAGTTAAAGGGGTTGACAACCCTACGCTCAAACTTTTCGAACGCCTGTTCTAATAACTCTTCTGTCCAACCGTCTTCTTCAAAGCCTGCAAGTTCTAAAGAAAGTCCATAGTCGCTTGAAACACGCCATAACTTATTTAAGGAAAGAACTTCTAGTTCACCAACTTTAAGAACAGTCTTCTTTATTAGTAACTTGCGAGACTCTTCTTCTTTAAGTTTAACTACTACATCCGTAGTAACAATAGCCTGCGGTGAGGAGACATTAGAAATGTCCCCGTGTTTCATAGTACTTCTATCTTAGCGTACTTAACTACAAACTCTCTAAACTTGTCAGCGTCGGAGTTGGCTTCAAGAGCCATTTTTTCTGGAATTGAGTTTGGTACCATGATTGAGTAATGCCCTGTGTATTTAATCTTTTCGTTTACAAACTGAATATGTTTACAAGAACCTTTTTTGGAATAAACGGGGCAAGAGCAACGAACATCTTTAGTGTCTGTCTCTACCTCAACCTCAAAAATCCCAGCACCTTGGGCAGAGATAAACTGCTGAACTGTTCTCCAAGCAGAACTCACTTGAGGTCCCTTCACTGTGCGCCTCGCATATCTGCTCCAATGATAGGGACTCTTACGAAGGCTTCGTTGGCGAAACTGCCCATGGCTTCTCCGTACTTGCCTTCCCAGTTCTCTAAACGAACATTAGTAGTAACAATTGTCGGTAAACCTTTGTCGTAACGAAGTCGCAAAATTTCATCAAAAGAAGTGTCGTCGTATTTAGAACCGTATTCTTTTCCTAAATCATCAATAACAAGAATGCGAACATTAAGCCAATCAAACTTAGAACGACCATGTAAACCATCAATTTCATAGTTCATCTCTCGTTTATCTTCGCCATCAGCATCAAAGGTTGATTTCTTTCGTGATAAGAACTCTGGGTAAGTCATGTAATAAATAGGGCGCAACCTAATGCCGTAGTCAGATGGGTTAACTTGCAGAAGGCGAGCAGCCTTCCCATCTTCGTCAGGAAGACGACGGATGACTTCCATGGCGGCGACTACGGCATGGGTTGTCTTGCCTATCCCAGGACCACCATCGAAGACAAGCCCAACTCCGTTGACTCCGATGTTGCCAATTTGTTTTACAACATGCCCATTCACCACATCATCAATCCAATTACTAACCTCATCAGGAAAAGAGCCAGCACGGTCAATAATGTCCTGTGGCCCTAACCCAATGAAGCGATGTGGAATGTTTGAGTTACGAAGCAACCAATGCTTCTTAACTGGTGACAGACTGTTGACGTCATACATTACTCAGAAATATCCTCAAATTCATACTCGTAAACTCCACCGTAGCGAAGTCCTACGTTAGTAAACAATGAGCCAATAAGCAACATAGTGTCTCCAAAGAAACGAAGAAATTTGTTTTCTGTTGGATATGTAAGAAGTGTTTGGTCAATCTTTTCTACAATATTTTTTTCTTTTTTCTTCTTAGAAGTTTTAACGGGTGCTTCACCCATAGGCATCCTCATTATGCGTCAACCTTGTACTCAAGAACACCTGATAGTGCTACTGGCTTACCTGTTTCTTTGTTTTCCTTTGTAACAGCCATCTTGACTGACTTACGGGGTGTGTGCTTTAGGACCATTGTTTTGACCCAACGCTTTGCTGCGGATGCATTCTTCCAAGAAGAGTATTCGCTAATACCTTCTGCTGGTTGAATTGAGTTGATACTTGTTCCTGCTTCCTTTTGAACGCTAACGATTGCTAACCAACCGCCTGCTTTCTCAGGGTTTAGTTCAATAGTTGCAACGAACTTTGCTGCTACTTTTTTAGCCATTTGTGGATTCCTCCTGTGATTAGGTTTGATACTACAAGTGTTGAAAAGATAATAAATAAATATCCAAGTATTTCTTTCATCGCTCTTTCCAATTCTCCATTGCTGTTTTTCCTTCTTCGGTGATTGTAAACCGTGCTTCTAGATTTTCGTCGTAATCAACTGTTACTGCACCGATTTCAAACAAGTGCATTAACGCTTCTGTTAACTCATCGTTTGTCACTGAGCCTCTTCTCGTGACGCTCTAATTGTGCACGACCAGATAGTGAATTCTGGAAAGTACGCCCGTCACTTGCAATCAGCCTAGCAGAAGTTGGCTCAGTGTCTATTTTGGCATTTACTCTGCCAAGGCCGAGGTTTTCTCTTGCTTGGTTCATCTTCTTGCCAAAAGAAGATAAGAACATTTTATAAAGGAACGGGGCTTCATCACCAATGTTGCGGAAGTTACTTTCATCCGCCATAAAAAGTCTAAGCAACTCTAACTCTAGGAGCGGGGTGGTTTCGTATTGCTTTCTAAACTTGGCAAGTGCGCCTGAGAGTGTTTTGACGTTGACGGTTCCTGGTAGTAGCGGATACTTCCGCCCAACCTGATAACTAAATTCTGCAGCAACATCCATAGCCGTCCACTCGTGCTCTGGGCGGCGCCCACGTGTTTTAGGGTCGGAGCGACGTATCTTGGGC